ATGTCCGATAATATACTGAACTTCTTCCTCAAAATTCTCAAATTTATTCGGTGGGTGTTTCAATAGAAGCACGTTGATATCTAGTTTTGCAAGGTGCCCTTTCTTCATGAGCTCATCAGTTTTGATGATCTTATAGGAAGGTCCGAACAATCCCTCAAGAACCCATTTATGAGTCTCACTTCCATCTAATGTGCCAGTAAATCCAAATCTATATTTTGCACTATCAAGTTTTGTCATTATAGATATTAATGACTTTGATTTAAATTGGTGAGCCTCATCCCCAATCACAACAGAGAATCTCTCAAAATACTTTCTGGGGAGTTTGTAGATTGATTGCCAAGTTGTAATAATAACCTGAGAGTCTGTCTCTCTTTCCTTACCAGCATATACCTTGTGGCAAAATGAACCAACGTCCCAACCATAATCTGCAAAATCTTTATACATCTGTTCTACTAACGATGTCGTCGGAACGACTATCAAAATATTTTTCTTCCTACCAACGTAGTATCTCACAATCGAATATATCATCAGAGACTTACCCGATGCAGTTGGAGATATCAATAATTTTCTATTATGTCTTAAGGCGTCGTATACTCCATCTATCTGATAATCTCTGGGTCGATATTTAGATATCGAATTCATGTAATCCTTGACACCCTCAAGTGATATCATATCATTGGTCTCAAAAGGCAATCCATAGTATTCACTATCTGTGAATTCATATGTGTATGCGTGATCTTTACAGAATTGTATGATTCGATCAAGTAGTCCTATGTATATTTCCCCTTTCTGCGTATTGAATAGTCTTATCTTACCGTCCCAAAATTTCTTTTTATATGCTGGTGAAAACTTTGCATTTGGAATATCGAAGGTGAATTGATCGGACAACTCATAGTAGATATGAGGTTCCGCATGTATCTTCAAATAGACTTCATTCTTTTTTGATATAATCAAATGTGACATCAAACATGCTCATCTGATTTTATTTAGTTATGTAAATCCAGACTGAAAACGATGCCATTCGATTGCATTTTTGATTTGATAAGTGCGATTTGATATGGTGCGTATAATTTCCTCTAGAAACTTAAGGGTAGTATCATAGTATCTTATCTTTAAATCTATCTTTACCATTCTCTCATCGGCATCTAGATGCCTCTGTATTGCATCCTTTTCCCTTACCTTATACGGAAATGGTTCTTCCTCATAAACTTTTGGATCTGCCTTTCCTGTATAGTAATTATATCTTTCTAATTTAATCTTTGCTTTTTGATCTCTTGCCTTCTCGCGCATCAAAGTAATGGTATTATAGAGTGTATAATACTTTGAGTGTAACTGTGGTATTTTTAATGACTCATCATGTAGGTTATCAGGATCAATGACAGCATCACGTTGCCACATCTCCTGAATTTCATCAAGATTCATAAAGGAGTTCTTCCGTCGGGTTTAACTATATTATACACTGTATACTTAAAAATTGCATCTGCTGTAAAGTAATTGATATCTGTTTCTGTAGCCTCAAATTCGAGAGAGGATAGACTGATAGGAAATAAATTAATAAACTTTACAATTGCAGTTGTATTAAAATTACTATTCAATATGTGTAGATTACCATCACTGAATACTATTTCTCTGTCTGTTAATCCCTCACTATCAGTTGTTGCTTTTTTAAATTGCTCTGTTGTTTCGGGGTATCCAAGTCCAGTTAACCAATTATGTATTGCCATGTAGTTTTCCAAATTTTCATCAACTAAAAATCGTAGAGAAAATTCACCATATTGTAATTTATCACCAGGTATATCAATATCTTTCAAATAACTTGGTTGTAGTGCTGTACCAAGTGATATCTCAGGTATACGACTTGAGTTTGAAAAAAATGTTACCTTTGGTGTCTTTGATAAAGTAAATTTAAATCCAATAGGAGATAAAAAATTACGATTTTCAACTTGATTTTCGTATATTCTTGCCATTATTCACTTACCACCACTGCATTTTTCCACCAACCAGGTTGATATGATATTGTTCTATTTCCTAGAACTTTTGTTTCTTTTGTATTTTTCACCACATCCGCATCTGCTTCATTCTCATAAATTTTTCTTTTACCATATTCATTAGTCCAACGATTTTCTCCTGCATAATATTCACTCCCATCAGTCGGAACTGCAGAACCTAAAATACTTCCTTTTTTAATATGATATGGCATTACTCATCCCCCACTCTTTTTCTTCTGCCAAATCTTGGTAATTGCCCTTTACTCTTATTAAAAGTAATAGAAGAAGATGATCGTGAAACACTACCTATTTTTTCTTTAGATGCTTCTTTTGCTCTCTTGGCAGCAGTGGCTCGAGTTTCAATAGGACTCTCATCGGAATCCACCTCTTCCATAAATTCCTTAAAGTTTTTCATATTAGTTTTTTAGTTATTTAGAAGAGTTTTCTTGATCCTTTATATTTCTTTTAATCAATTTTGCATACTTAACTTCTTCTTTTGTATATAAAAAAGGATTTTTTTTTCTTCTTCTAATTATTAACTTTGCTGCTTTCTTATCGTCCATATGAGTATTTATACACAAAAAAAGAGGAAGGTTTTAACTTCCTCTTACTGTATCTCAAACCAGACTATCTATACTCTGCAATGTTTCCATCATTTCTTCCTGACGTATTATCCATAATTGTCATCATAGAAGAAACAAGACTTGGATTTTTCTTCGCATATCCAACGCCAAAACGAGAATCAATACTACGTATAGCTTCATGCAAATATTGATCTGCAACAAAACTAACAATTCCAAATTTTTCAGTAACTTTCATTTTTGTATGTGTGTATATTACAAATAAATTATAACATAAAAAAAGAGGGTGTCAAGCACCCTCTGAAATAAAATTGTAATTTGTAAATTACATAAGGTTCTTAACTGTAACTCTCTGATAGTATCTGTTAGAGTTAGCAATAAGTTTACCAACACCAGCGTCAGTACCTTGTGCAAATGGGTTTGCAACGATACCATATCTGGTCTTAAAGCCAATTTTTGGCTGGAAGGAGTTCTCTCCCACAGCACGAACCATCTGTAATGGAACGTATGGGCAATAGAACAGTCCTGCGTCGTATGGTGATGAACCTTTGTAGCCAACAACATAGTACTGATTACCAGCACCTGATGGTGAGTTAGCAGAGAATGGGTCGATGTATACTCTATACTTACCTTGAAGAACACCAGCAAATGTGTTACCTGTGTCATCAACGTTAAGGTTAGCATTAAGTGCAGGAGTGTAATCTAATACACCAGCCATTGTTAATGCAGAAGCAACGTCAGCAGAGCATAGGATCATGTTACCCTTTCCTCTACGAGTTCTCTGTGCAATTCTGTTTGCATCTCTTTCGATCTGGAAGATAAGTCCTTTGAACTTCTCTACTGACCATCTACCATTTGAGTCGATGTCTAGATCGAATGTACCTGTGTTAGCAACGTTTTCTTGTGCACCAGTTTCAGCAACCTTATAGATTGTTCTGATAACTTCTCTGTTAATTTCAGCAAGAATCTCTGTTGAAAGAATGTTTGCTAATTCTGCTTCTGCATTTAGACCGTGAATTGCCTTAAGGTCTTGAGCAAGTTCTAAACTGTACTCTGCCTTTAGTGCTCTGGACTTTGCAGTAACAGTGACCTTCTCGATTGAGAATGCCATTTCTTGGAAAGCAGGTGAACCACTAGTACCTAGTGCTTCTGCCTTCTGTGTATCCATACCTTGACCAACTGCATAATCTTGTTGAGTTGAGTTAGATGATGGATTAAGTAAACCAGGATTGTTTCCTTGTTTTGCGTTAGATGTTGTACTGAAACCAACGTCTACTCCGTCAGATCCTGCAACGTATGAATTTCCTAATGTGTCTCCAACACCAACAGATGAGAATGAAGTATCTGCTTCATCGAAGAGTGCTTCAGTTCCAGTCTGACTAGTGAATCTGGATCTCATTGCAAAGATTAATCCAGTAGGACCAGTCATTGGTTGAACACCTGCTAGGTCATATGCGACCAAGTTTGGCATTGAACGACGAATTAGACTGATTAATACAGGATCGAAACCTGCAACAGGACCTGCAGCAGCAGCACCAGCAGAGAAACCTGCTACGCCACTAGGACCACCAGTTGAACCTGTGCTGTTTGTTGGAACTGCTTCAGAGAGAAATTCTCTTTCTTCTCTAATTGCTTGTTCTTGGTTCTCCAGGAGAACGGCAGTAACCATTCTTTTATGTGGATCAGTTATCTTAGCTACACCATCATGGTCTAGAAGAGGTGCCCACTTCTCCTGCAGTGCCTCGTTATTTAAAGGGGCTTGCATTTTAGTTTTACCTATTTAAAATTGTTTTTGTTTGATTTTATGATTTAAAAATCACTTAGACATACGTCCAAGAGATTGCATGTATGCTTCCATCATTCCAGATACTTGCTTCTGTGGTTCAGATGCAGTTCCTTCAGATAGATTCTCAGACTTGTCTTTTGGAGCACTAGCATTGCTTGGGAAGTAAGACTCCCTTAATGTTACTAGTTTCTCACGATAACTCTCTTCACTATCAAACTCAACATTTTCGGCAAGAGAAGTTAGTTTGTCCTTTTGAGAAAGGGCAAGTCCTTCAGCTACATCCGCAAAGATTACATCAGCAGTTGATTCTGATAATCTTTTTGTTAAAGCAACGTTCTTATTGATTTGCTCGTTGAGTTTATCTTCCATCTCATCAAGTTTGTCTACCATGCTATTAAGCACATCATATTTGTCTTCAGGGATTGTTACATAATGATCTTCAAATAGACTCTTCATTCCTGTGAGGAATGATTCTGTCATTTCATTTTTGAGTCCGTGCTCAACTGCGAGTTGGTTATCTTCTAACCACTCTTGAGCAACGTACTCTAGATATGCGTCAGTTCTTTCAGTTAACTCTTCTCTGATGATGTTAACTTCTTCAGTTAGAGTTGCTTCGTACTGACCTTTTAATTCTTCCTTAATTTCAGAAAGTCTTGTTTTAATTGCAGTTTCAAAAATTGTTTTTGCTTTTTCTTGGAACTCTTCAGAAAGTTCTTCTCCTGCAATAAGTGCATTAATGTCATCTTCAACATTAATTGCAATTTCTTCTTCTGCTTCCTCTACAACTTCTTCTTCAGTAGTTTCTTCTTCTGCAACTACTTCTTCAGTTGAAGATTCTTCTTCTGCAACCACTTCTTCTTCAGTGGTCTCTTCCTCGGAAACAACCTGATCCTCAGGAAGTTCCTCTTCCTCTTTCATACCTTTAGGCATAGGATCAGCTGACTTAGCACCTTTATTTACGATATCTTTTACCTGCTTTAAAATTGCACCAGCATCTTTTAATTTTGCTGAGTCGTCATCAGGTTTGTAATTTTCAGGAGTTGGACCACCTAAATCTTCCACTGTAGGTGCTGTACCACCAGTAGTTAATTTTGGCATAGGTTCGGCTGGTTTTGCCCCTTTGGTTACTACGTTTTCTTCGATGTTTTCCATGTCTTGTAATTTGTTCCCAATGGATATTTTTGTGTAATCTGATATTATTTATAGAACTTACAGATTTGAAATAAATTCAGTAAATAAATTTAGTTTGTGTTCTTCAAGTTTTTGTTGACCACCTAAAGCATTTATTCTGTCTTTTATGCTCTGAGCATGTTGTTCACGAAGAATTCCTCCTTCCCAAACCCACTCTTTTCCTTCCATAATTCCTGAGACAAATGCGTCAGGAGCAGAAGGATCGGCAACGATATCAGCAGCAGTTGCTAACATGAAATCTTCACCAACTACTTTGCAACCATTACGATCTTCTTTGAGTGATCCGATACCACGAGATGAAACTCCGAGAGTTACACCTTCACCAATAAGTGATTTTGCAATCTTACCCATTGGAGTATCTAGAAGTTGTGCCTTTCCGATAAAATTATTTCCTTCTTGACGAAGAGAAGTAATTTTATGAGAAACACGATCAAGGTTTACAGTTGGACCTTCAGGATGTCCAAGTTCACCAAGTGCACGACCTTTTTGAACAAAGGATTCATTATAACGATTTACTTCACGAGTTAGAGTTGCAACTGGATACATTCTACCATTACGATTTTTGATATCTCCTTGTAAGAAAACACCTTCAATATACATTTTCTTTTTAGCACCTTTTCCTTCGGTGATAAATTTGACTTTTGATACTTCTTCGGTAATTAATTTCATTTTTCTAATGGGTAAATCCTACTTTAGATCCTTTAATTGCTGCATTGCTTGCGAATACACAATGTGAATATTCTTTTTCTAAAAATTCAACTGAGGTTGCTGGCATTGTGAATGATCCTATACCAGTTCCACCTTGTGTTTCTACAACAGTCACAACGTGTGCACTAGAATCAGTGTTTACAAGACGAACGACACGAGCTTCAGTAAAACTTGTGGCAGTTCCTGTTGTTGTTGGTAACGCAATTTCTGCAGCTAATATATTTGTGTTTGATGGCATTACTCGTCCTCAGAGGTCTCCAGTTCTGTAGTCACTTCATCTTCTGTTGATGGATCAAACATTGATACAGCAACATCTGAACGTTGTGATTCTATTTTTTCTGCTGCTTTAGCATATAAAGTATCTTTTATTTTATCACTAATATCTGCAGCAGAAGAATCAGTTGCAATCAAATCGATAATTTCGTTCATTGTATTGTATTGACTATTATTATAATTTTATTTATATGTTTAATATCCGTAACTATTGTTTATTCAATATCAGTTACAGTTGAAGTTATAGTTTCAGTGGCAGATGTGAGAGATATAGATGACCAAGATCCATAACCTGTACCACTATTAATAGTGATGGAAGAACCTGTAAATCCTCCAGCTGACTCAGTAACAGATGATGCACCGTAAATAACACCATCATATGTACCTGTTAAAGATCCATCATTAGGTAATTTGTATAATAAACCATCATAACCGCTGCCACTATCTGCGAAAGTTGACCAAAATAACGGATAGATATTATCTTTACTATCAACTACCATTCCACTACCGTTCGCATATCCAGATTGAGGGGATTTACTAAAAGTACGTTGCCATTGAATAGCTCCTGAGGAATTATATTTGGCAATTAAACCCTCAGTATATGATCCTGTGGCATTTGCTGAACCAGTAAAATAAATGTTATCTGAACTATCAATTGCTAGTGCATCACCAGATTCTTCCGTACTTGCCGAGTCTAATTTACGTTGCCATACAAGAACCCCCGAAGAATTCCATTTAGCAATCACAGCACCATTATTATTATTACCTCCAGAAACTGGACGGAAGTTTCCAGACACATAGATGTTACCAGAACTATCAAGACCTATTCCACGACCCCTTACAAAATAACTTGAAAGACTTAATTTTCTTGTGAATTGTTCGGTTCCCGAAGAATTATATTTGGTGACTACTAAATCATTATTATAATCTCCAGTAATATAAATGTTATCAGAGGAATCAAATGTTGCTGCTCGCCAATTAGTAGTTGATAATGTCGTCCTTTGCCACTGTGAAGTTCCTGAAGAGTTACTTTTAAGAATATAATTGGTACCAAAGGCATAAAGATTATCAGAATTATCAACTGCCACTCCACCAGAACCTACACCTCCACTCTTACTTAAACCTCGTTGCCATTGAAGAACTCCTGAAGTGTTATATTTGGCATATACAGCTCTTGTAGGACTAAATGATTGTGAATGACCACTTATATAAGAATTTCCTGAACTATCAACTGCCACAGTTTCTGCAGATTCTTCAGAGTATTCAACACCAGTAGAACCAAAAGAACGACCCCATTGAACAACTCCATCTTTATCAAGTTTAACAAGAAGAAGAGCATAAACACCACCTCCAAATGTACCAGTCTGACCCGAACTGTAAAGATTACCCGAACCGTCTATTGCCACTCCATACATTCTCTCACCAAAATTTCCACCAAAATTAACAGAGTAATAAGTTTCAGGTACAACATCAGTAATAGTAACTTGTGAAGATGTTGCTACAATTTCACCTGATGTTGAATCCGTTCTTACAGAAGCAGTAAATGTTTCAGCAGGATCTGTTACAGCATCTGTTGCTATGGTAATGGTAAAAGTTCCTGTATCACTAGAAATTGTAAATGATCCTGTCAAAGAAGCAGGATTAAAATCAGCTGCTGTTGCAGTTCCAGATAATGAATAATATAAAGTTGTTCCATCATCAACATTAGTTGTTGTGACAGTATATACTACATTACCACCTTCATCAACTGAAGTTGCTGATTGTGATATTGAATACGATGGTCCTGAGGCATAACTCGCATAAGACATCA